TAACTTTCCAAAGATGAACACCTCTGTTACCCCATTCGGAAAGTAATAGATTTAAACTTCTTCTTGCTGATCTTAGATCATAGCCACTATTAGTACGTATCCCGCATCTCTCGTATGCTTCTTCAATGATATCATCGATGTTTAAATCGAAGGATGTTGTACCTGATGTAGCCATAGTTCATTAAATTAAATCTTTAATGTATTCGTAACCTTTACCTGGAACCAAAGATTCATCTTCTAATCCCATACCTGATGTTCTAGCTTGGCCGTAACCTTTTTTCATAGAGCCACCCATAGATTTTTTAGGCATCATTGATTTAATCTTTTTTATTTCAGCGTCTGATACTTGAGCACCAGCTAATTTTTTTATTGTTTCTTTTTCAAAATTTTCTATTTCTTTATCTGATACTTGAGCACCTATTTTTGCTTTCATCATTTTACCGTATTTAGCATAACCCATTCTGTTTCTTACTTCTGGCGGTAACTTGCCTAATGATTTTTCTTTTCCAGCTGGAACAGGTTTTAAATTAGTCATCATACCCTTTTTAGCTTTTTTAACGTCTTTTAATTTTCCTGAATTCTCCATTGCATAAAACACGGATTCACCTTTTTTCTTTCCGTATTCTTTTTTCATTTCACTTAATATCTTTTCACCTTTTTTGTTTAGTGGCATAGTATTCTCCTTAAATTAAATCCTTTATATAGTCAGCTTGTTTTCCAATTATCATTCCACCTTTTGATTTCATTTTTACTTTCTTAGTTCCTTCTGAACCAACAACTGTAAACTCATCAGCAACTTTATATTCTTTTCCTTTTTCTGAAGCTTTCTTAGCTAACTCTTGTGGGCTCTTACCTTTTTCATAAGTACCTAATCCTGAAGCAATTGTTAAAGCTGCTCCGACCGGTGTTGCCATTCTGGCAACTTTAGCAACCTTAGCTACCTTTGATGAAGCTAATTTTTTAAATGCACTACCAAGTTGTTCTGCTTTACTTACAGGGGTTACGAAAGGTGCTTTAGAAGAAAGTCTAACTACTCTACTAGATGTTGATGGTTTTGAATCTGAAGGAATTACAAAAGGTGCTTTAGAAGAAAGCCTTACTTTTTTAGTAGTTTCTGCAGGTTTCTTAATAAACGATAATAAACCTTTATCTAAAATATTTCTCATTTTTTGTCCTGCTTTGTACATAGTTGATTCTACTTTAGACGAACCTGTGGCTCGTTTAATCATCTTCATACCAGGATATTTTTTATACTTTTTGTTCATAATCTTTTTGAGCCGCGGCTATGAGAGAGTTAAGTTTCTCCTTTTTGCGGTTGTACAACTTCTTTGATTGTACCACTTTAGAGTGGTATTTTCTAGACCCTAGATCTTTTGCTATTTTGTTTCTTTTTGGCATGAGCAGAATCTTTCATTAATCTGCCATTAGGCATATAGTGATAGCCTTTAGGTGCTTTTTTCTTTCTAGCACCTCTAAGTTGCCCTTCTACTTGTTTAGTCATTTGTGATCTTCCAATTGCCATATTATCTCCAAGGTTTATATTTAGTTTTACCATCCTCTCGATAAGCAATCAAGGATTCTTTTTTATTTAAATCTGTTGAATAACTGCAATGGACCCACCCTGATGATGGTTCTCCTTCTTTATAGAACTCAAGGATAAGCTGATTCCAAATAAGGTTATCCCTAATCCATTGTGCTAATTCCTTATTATCTATTCCTGGAATCTCAAAATCAGCTGCTGCTGATTTATTATCTGCACAATGTTCACTGGTAATTTTTGATCCTATCTCAATACATAATTCTGCACAACGAAATCCAGAACTAATAATAAGAGGCCTGTCGAAATGACTACGGATCGGTTGTAAAATATTCACGGCCAATGCTTTTAAATTTTCTATTTGCATTGGTGATGGATTATTATTAATGCCTTTTCTCTCGGCAACTTGACTTTTAATAAGCTCGTCTAAGCTTATGTTAGCTGTAAGTTTCATAAATCAATAGGGCAAGTATATCATTACTTGCCCTATCGTTAAAGGTTATTTAACCTCTATATCTAAAGGCTTAATTTCTTCTGGTTCATTAACGCCTAACTTAACAGTTAAAACGCCATCTTCCATTTTAGCATCATTTACTACAACATCTTGATGTAGAGAAAATTGTTTAAAGAATTTTCTAGCTGCTAAACCTTTTTCAATGTAGTCTTTTTCTTTATCTTCTACTTGTCCTGAAACAGTTAGAATACCATCTTTGTATTGAACTTTAACATTCTTCTTATTGAATCCTGCTAAACCTAATTCAAGACCGTATTCACCTTTTCCATATTTTACTACATTATAAAATGGAAACGATTGAGCCTTTGACCAACTATCAAAGATAGAGTCAAATGCATCACCAAACATTCTGTCTGAATGATTCCAAACGTCTTTATTAAATTTATTGATTAAATCTAGTGCTGTCATATTATCCTCCTTATTTAAGCAAGTTTAATTAGGCCACATTATTGTGCACCCGCAACATTATATAATTATTTATGATTGTATTTCAAGAGGCCACCTGAAATATCTACAAGACCTGTTTCTCTATTTAAAAATTTATATTCTATTTTTGTTATTTCGTAATCTTCTTTTATTTTTTTACAAATTGTTTCAGGATCGAATTCACCACAAGAGTAAACATCAAATTGCATTAAGGCAGGATGTGGCTCATCCCATACATGCATAACAATGTGGGAAGTTTCAATAATAGCTGCACCTGTAATTCCGCGGTTTCCCGGTACATTATGATATTTAACATAAGGACCCATTAATACTTTCATATTAATAGAATCGATGAAATCTCTTAGCCAACTAGATAAAACTTCTTCATCCATAGGAGGCTTTACAGCTTCTGCTCTTATGATTAAATGTTTATGTACTAAAAGACTATTCTTCATTCTGTATTTTTACAGTAAAGAATCCTTTCAGTCTATACTTGTCGCTATTTTTAGTACAACCTGTGATACTTACATAGATGATGGCTAAAATTAAAAATACGATTAAGTATCTCATTTTTTCATTATTAATTTTTTAATAGTCTTGCTTCCATCTACATTGATTTCAATTTCTGCTTCTGTCTCTATGCACTGAATGCTTTTATTAGTCATACTCATATTACGAGTTAGTAATCTTTTATGTTTTAAACATTCAGATAAGGAATCTTGTATTCTGTTTTCCATCAATTTATCATTAACAAAGAACATTAATACTACAACTGTTTCTATCATACAAATCTACCTTTGTTTGGGCCTTTTTTAATCATATATTTAGATGTGCCATTAGCCCCTATCTCTACTTCCTTACGAAGCATTTGAAAAAATTCTTTTTGTTTATTAGACTCCATTTTTTCTTGTGCGTACTGAGTCATTTTAAATTTATTTATTTTATCTCTATCAGCCATTACATTCTCCAATATTCAGTTACTTGTTTCCATTCACATTCTGCATCTTCGCAAGTATAATCATACTCTTGAAAGGTACCTGCATTAATGCCCGTTTCCATTCCCATTACTAAATTGAATATCTCTTGTTGCGTCTTTAAGCTTTTCAACATCTTTTTTAAGTTTATCTATTTCAAGCATAGATTGCTGAAGCATAACTTTAACATGTATGTTATCATCTAATAACTTTTGTTGTTTTTCAGTATCTTCAGCCAATGCCTCTAAAAGAAAAAATTGCTCTTTGTCTACAGGCACCTGATCAGCTTTTTTTAATAAATCTGCTTCCATTAACTGAAGTCTTGTCTCAAGTGTATTGATGGTATTAGTCATACCAATATACATATAAACTGCAAAACCCGCACCAGCAATTATCATCCCGATCGTTTTAAGATCGGTCTTTACAGCCGTCTCTTCAGTAATCTTGGACATTATTTATAGAAACCTTTAAAAAACCAATCTATAAACTTCTGCCACTTTTTTTTAATCCAACTCATAGTATCCTCTACGTTAATTGTTACGTGCAGACAATTTTTGCAATCGCAGCCATAACCAATACAAGTAGCAGAGTTAGGGTATTTACCTTTACCCTTACAATGACACGGATGTCCACAAACGCATTTTATCATCTACATCTCCATCGTCTTCTTGCTTGTCTTAGTCTAGAATTAGGGTCTCTTGCAGCTTTTGGAAACATCTTCATTTGACCTGCGCTTCTAGCACAGAATGATTTACGTCTCGCTGCTCTTTTCTTACCCGGATTCTTTTCTGTAACAGCAGTGCTTAACTTAGAGCCAGGGTTCATTCTTCTATAAGCCTTTACCCCAGCTTGAGTCATTCCCGCTCCACTTTTTGTGGAACGGAAATTCTTTTTATTTCTAGGTGGCATGCCACCTTTAGAAAAACCTAATATGTCAGCATAATACTCGTTCATGAGTATTATCCATTCTGTCCTACTAATTCAGGTCCACTGTATTTATCTGTAAGTACAGTTACAGCTGCAACGTTAGTCATAGTAGAAATAAATATTCCTTGTGGGAATAATATTCCATCTTCAGGTAGTGAAAAGTTAACTACATCTCCTGCAGGAACATCTACGGTAAGTAAATTTGCACCTGTTTTAGAAGTTGTAGTCATAACTACAAGACCTGAACTTGCACTAGCATTAGCAGCAATAATACCCTTAAGTCTAATAGGTTGTGCAACTACAGCATTTGTAGATGCTTGTGTTGCTCTTGTTGCTTGTATGTCAGCTTTAAAGCCCATTTTATATTCTCCTTAGTTTGTGGCTCCCGAAGGAGCCACTAATTAATTATTAGCTTAAATTATTGTTCTGTACGTAAGATACAACAATTCTAGCAGCACCTTGCGTCGCAGCAGTTCCTGATGCAATATACTTCGCAGCAAGTTTTACATCTGATGTTCCAGTGTCTGTCCAGTTGTTTACTAAAGCAGTATCACCTAATGCAGCATCACCCGCAGTTCCTACTGCAGCATTGTCTACATAAAGATCAGAGTTTCCTACAATACCAATGTCTAATGTATTTGTAGTACCTGCATCAAAAGGTTCTGTTACAAGAACTTTAATGTCTACGATTTGAGAGTTTGCAGGAATAACAATTGACAAAGATTTATCAGTTGTGTTTCCAAATGCAATTGTGTCAGTTTGTGACATTACAACGAAACCTACGTTAGTTACATCTTTACCGACAGTAGTTCCAGTTGTGTTAAAAATATTTCCAGCCTTGATTGGACCTGAAAAAGTTGTTTGTGCCATATTTTTCTCCTGTATAGCGGTTAAATTTTGCAATCTCTATACCGTCTGCCTAGCCAGTTTGCAAAATTGTTTTCTAGGTATTTGTATTATACATAAAAAAAGGGCGGCCATAAAGACCGCCCTTAAATTTAATACTCGTAGTTAGTATTATGAAGTTGGTAAGTTTCCGTTACCAAATATACATCTAGGGTCAGACCAACCGAAGCTGTATCTTTCTCTAGCTTTAAATCTAACGTTACCAGTATCGAAGTCACCTTCTATTGCAGTTTTAACTGGTGATCTAACGAAATGTTTAAGTCCATTAGGTACATCAGTTAAGATGAAGAATGAGTCTGTGTCAGTTAAAAAGTTATTAACTCTGTAACCTTGAGGAATCATTCCCATAGATACAATAGCATTGATGTCGTTATCTGCAGTGCCGACTCTTTGAGGTGTTTTCATCAATCTCTCAGCAGTAAATTGTAATTCTTTTGGAATTATCATTTTAATACCTTGAGCAGCGATTTTTAAACCTCTTTCATCAACGAATCCTGCGATGTCGATCAATGATTGCTCTAACGAAGTTTCGTTAAGGTCTGCAGCAGTTGCTAAAACGTTTGAGAACGTTCCGCCTGTTGCAAGTGGGTGAGCGTTTCCGATTAGGGATTCACCGTCACCACCTGTAGCATTTGCAACTTGCGCATTATTTAAAATGTTCGCAGCTTTAACTTGCTTCGTGTTTGCCATAGATCTTGCTAATGCTCTAGTGTATCTAGCAGCAAGTCTATCGTATAGGTTATCTTCGATTGCTTCTTCAGTGATAGCAAATGCTAACGCGATTGTTTCGTGTGAGTATCTAGCTGTGAAAGTTTCACCTGCTTGATCGAACACGACTCCCGCACCCTCTTGTTTAGTTGGTGCTGAAGCAAAACCGCTTAACATTACTTCTTCTTCAAAAGCTCTGTCAGATGCTTCTGACATGAAAATTTCAGCATGCTGATTTTCATATCTGTTATATTCCAAGCCGAACAAGGCGTTCAAACCTGGCTCTAGTTCTTTAACTAGCTGTGATCGTGATATTGCCATAGTCTATTCTCCTTATGCTAAGCCTGTACCACTTCTGTAGAAGTGATTGTTTATTCTGACAAGTATGTTCGCATTTGCACTTGAAGTATCAGAGTTATCTGGGTCTTGCGAAATATCAATCGCTTGAATCACGAATGTAGTTGCAGTACCAGAAGCTCCAACATCTAGTTGTGCTTTCGAAATACCTGTTTGCGTTACACCTGTTGTATTT